AATATATTTTTGTAACTTATTAACTATCTGCACATTGCGAGGCTCGTTGTCGAGTATAATTGTTGCAAGTGTAGAGTATTTATTATCTATGTCATTGGATCCACAAAGAGCTACACAATTTTTTATAAAAAAACTATCAATAGGTCCTTCACATACATAAAAAGGTTTAGTGACATCAACTTTATCTAAACCATAAATTCTTTCATTATCATTAAAGTATAAAGTAAGATATCTATATTCAGATTGTTGCATTAAACTTCTACCTTGCATACCATACAACTTTTTATCTTTGTCTCTTATAGGAATAATTAATCTAGGTTCTTTGTCGTGTCTATTGAGGCTATATCCAGCTTGAGAACTGAGTTCTCCAATATCCTCAGTGTAATAGAGATCCATATATAAGTCAGGATGAATCCTACGATTCCGTACATACTTGATACAATCATGGCTGTCAGAAAGCATATCCAACCTCTCACAATGCTGTAAGATAGAATTATAGTTGATATTTTGTTTGATATCAATCCCACTGCTGCTATCGCGAATATTAACCAATTTGCCATTGCTAAAATAGTCATGTTCTAATACCCTTTCATACAGTTGATCTCTTTGACATGAGTGACACAAAAACCGTTTTGTATCTAATAAATTATATACAAACGCATTTGAACCACAGTAAGGACAACTTATTTTATTAACACTTGACACATTAATATTATATCAAGATCTTCTTAAAATTTTTGTGATGGAGTCTGTTTTTTTTCTTTTTGATGGACCTGTTGGTCCTGCTAAGCCTGATGCATTAGCTTGTGAATTGTTAGAACCTACACCTAATGGACCACCTATAGCAGCACCTGACGTCATTTCTGCCATTATCGCTTCTTCCATTGCACACAAATAACCTTCAGGTGTACTTATGTCATGTTCTATTTTTGGAATTATTTTTCTTCTTTCCATTTGTTCCATTAATGAGTTAGCAGTTTCTTTGTTATATGTTTTTTCAACATGTTCTTTTAACAAAGCAAGAGCTGCTACATATGATGCTAATTTTGTTTTGCCTCCAGGTATCATTCCAAGAAGTCTTTTTAAGTTAAACACCATTCTATCAACAAGAGTCATAGCTCCTTTTTCTTCAGGTGTCTTTGCCTTTTTAAGTGATTTACCTTTAGCATCTATAAGACCAAGTTCAAATGCTTTAGTCTTATTAAATGGAGTTACCAATTTCATAAGTATTCTAAAAATTATAGCAGCATCTACGTAATTAACGGCTGGCATTATCCATTTCCTTTAACAATTTAGCAGTTAATAAACAGTGATTGATTTCAGAATATTCATTTCTATCTACCAAACTAAGATAAGTCAAAACTGTTTTAAAAACTTCTTTTTCTTTGTCTACAGCAAAAAAAAATAAAATCTTTTTAGCTGCTTGAAGTTCAAAATTATTTGTAAAACAAATAACATGATTAACTAATAGTCTAATGTTTTTTGTTTTATCAGTATTGATCTTCTTAGCGAGTTTTTTTGCTAACTTGAATCTATTCAAATCTTCTAAAAATTCTGCTTTAGAATGACAGAAAGGATTTTTATAATTTTTAGCAGCAAAATACTCTAAAGTATCACTGTTTAGTTCCATGTTCTATTTTTTAACGCCATAATCATTATCAGCTTTTACACTGATTTTTGGTTTCATATCTACTTTTTGGTCTGCACTCTTACCAACTTCTAATTTTTTAGCCATAGGTTCTACTTCTGGCTTCAATTGTTTTCTTCCAATCTTCACTTGTGATCCTGGAGTAGGAGCTACAGGTGGAGGAGGAGGAGGTGCTTCTGGTTCTTGATCTGTTTGTTGTTCCATATCTTGATCAGGAATAGGTTCTTTTTCTACTGTTTTAGTTGTAGAACCACCATTAGCATGTTTCTTGACTTCAGTTTCTTTAGTTTTAGTATTTCTGTCATGAGCTTTTTTCTCAGCTTCATCCAGTTCTGTCTCTTCTCTATATCCTCTTCTTCTTAAATCAAAATACTTTTTCTCATTATCATTTCTTTTTTGCTCTTTAGATCTTTCAGTGGCTGTTTTTCCTCTTGAAATTTCGTTACCATCATTAATCTTTTCATTTAGAAAAAGAGTAAATTGTTCTATTGATTTAAATTTTGAGAGTGTTTTATCGTCAATCATAGCATTCTCCATCTTATTATTTATTATGAAAAGAAATCGATAAGAGTAGCTATTTTTTTAGTTGACCAACCTATAGGATCTAATATGTGTTTGAAAGGTTCATGAACTGTTTTATCAAACATTTTTTCTCTATCGATATATTGATCTATATCAATTTCTTCAGGTAAAGAAGTAACAAATGATATAACATGAGTTCCAACATTATTAGGTTCTCTTAGATAAACAAACTTACCTTTTTCACCATCTTTGATTGTTTCCCATGTTTTAGTTAACTTCTTTTGTTTAAGTAATCTGTTAAAAGCAATAGCACCTTTTACATGAGGAGGTGTACCTTTCATATAACCATCACTTATTGTATATTCACTTACGTTATTCATTGTTCTTGGAAAAGCAATGTCTTGAGGAACCATTTTCAAGTATTCGTCTTTTACATCAGCAATATATTTTTGTAGTGTTTCTTCATCTGTGTTTAGTGTAAGCTCAATCATCTTAAGTAATTTGTCTCTCATAAGCTGAGGAGTAGATGATCTTATAGCTTCTAAACCTTGAATTTTTATTTTAGGTTCTTTGTGTCTAAAACCTTCAGTGTCCCATACAGACATTGCGTATCGTTTTTTAGCAGTCCAGAATGCGGAGTCAGCTATACATTCTCTTTTCATTATCATCTTCTGTCCAAGAGTATTTTGATATTTAGAAACATCTATGTAACCATCTTCAAGAACTTTATCTAGTTGTTCTTCGGCAATCTTATTAAGAATATCAATTATTTCTTGTTTACTCTTGTCACTAAAAAATTTATCTACAAGTGGTTGAGCATTCAAATAGTTAGAGTCAGTATCAATAGCAAGAATATAATCTTTATCTTCTGTTTTGAGAAGTTTATTCATATATGCATTTAAATTCTTCTCAGCTTCTTGAATAATAAACTGACCAGAAAGAGTTATAGACTCACCCAATCTTTGATCAAACCATCTATAAAACTTATTAGTTATAGCACCATAACCACTATTCAAAAGAATCTTTCTAACTTGCTGGTTATTCTTTTCATACGAAAATTCTTTACCTTCTCTTTGTTTTTTCAACATTCTTTCTTTGTACATAAGTCTTTCTTCATACAAAGTTCTCATAAGTTTAGGGATGATACCTTCTTTTTTCTTACTAAACATCCAACCAGAACCTGCAACAATATAATCTTTAGCTTCTTCAGGTATAGGTTCTCTTTTCAGAAACTTTTGTATTCTATCTTCAGGACTTACATCAGGCCAAACTTTAGATTTGTTTATAATAGTTTCAGGAGATATATTATATTGCATTATTAGATGAGGATATAGAGAGTTAACGTCAAACGATAACACCCAACCATGTTTACCAGCAATAGGTTCTTTTACATAACCACCAGGTATTTGTGATGCCTTTTCTTTTGATTCAACTGTAAAGTGTGGTTGTTTATTTTGACGTGTTAACTCATGATTAATTAACGAATCCCACGATCTTACAGGTGAACCTACCTCATCATAGTTCATACATGCTTTATATGCAATAGCTAATTGTGCATCAATTAAACCAAGTTTATCATCAAGCATCTTAACAAGGTTAACATCTTGTATATTATAGTCTATAAATTTTTGATAGTTAGTATAGTAAAGCATATGTAAACCTGTAACTTCACTATGATCTAACTTTCTTTGTTTAAGTTCGAGGTGAGCAATCCAATCTAATCTATAAGATTCTTGTGTAAAGTTTTTTCTATATAAGATAATATAATCTATTATAGGAACACCTTTTATAGTTACTTCCTTAAACTTTTGTTGTTGGTTGTTATCTTTTCTAAGTTGTATTTCTCTTATGTCACATCTATTCCATGGAGATAACTTGTTTGCATCAAAACCTAAGTTAGTTAATCTATTGAACAAGTAAGGCATATCGAACCCAGCTACGTTCCAACCAGTTACAACATTAGGAAAATTATCTGACCAAAACTTTAGGAACTTACTTAGCAATTCATGTTCAGATTTACATCTTATATAAACAACTTTGTTTAGAATATCATTGTTTAATTCAGATTTATCTTTGAACCAATCGTTATCTCCAAAACACACAAACTTATCAATAATGTTATCATATATACAAAT